AAGAATAGGAGAAGAAAGATGAAATTATTATCAACAATGAAACGAATTAAGCAATTAGATCACGAGGTAGCAGAAGTACAGAAAGAGGACATATCTTTTGACAAGTTACGTTATCTATTTAGAACAACAAAGAAACAATCTAATTTTATGATATTATTTTTAGATAAGTGTGAGAAAGAAGGAATGGAATTAACGGACTCGCAATTCTTATTAGAAGGCTATATGCTAAATGAGATTAAGATAGGTGATGATGTAATAGATATGGTAAGCAGAGATGAAGGTATAGTTGAAAATATTTTATTAGTACATGATGCGTTATACCTAACTATGAATGGTAAAGACTATTTACTAGATGACATCGAGTTAAAAGAGAGAGCTTAAAAGGCTCTTTTTTTATTTATTGCATAATTATATCGGTTGTGCTTGACTTTTTTATAATTCTTATAATATACTTAAAGAGAGATAAAAACGCTGCTATGAGCGAATTACATAGGTATGTAGGCTCACTACACTAAAAAGGAGGTGTTAGGAATGGCAAGAGGAAGAAAGAGTACACCGCAGCATACTATACGACAATGCTTTATTTTGCAAGGTGAATTAAAGACCTATTCAGCAATAGGTAGAGCGCTAGAGTTAGCCCCTAACACGGTGAAGAGTATTTTGCTTAATGAAACATATATTGCAAAGTATGGAGACTTAATGCAAGAAATTGCAAAAATAGAAAAAGATAGCAACCTAGAGATAATAGAATTAGTGAAATCAAATAGATATAGCAAGATAGCAAATGACATAGTAGGATTATTCACAATAGAGAACTTAACAAAAGAAATGGGAATAAGTGGAATAAGAAACCTAACAAACTTACTAGGGAATACAGTAGATAAGACTATGGCAATTAAGAAACTAGATATAGATGAAAAACGATTAGAACTACAGATAAGAACACTAGAACTTAAAGAGAAAGAGTTAAACGCTAGACTAGACAATCCAGAAGCATTTGCAGTAGTACAGATTATTAACGATGCACCAATGAAGGAAGCACCTTATGGTACGAATTAGCGATATAGTAGCAGAGCCACACTTAAAACTATTCAACAGCACCAAGTTACATCAATTAGATCATGGTGGTAGAGCAGGTTACAAGTCAAGCAAGAACGCAATCAAAATAGCATTGCAGATGTTAAACGATAAGCATTGTGAAGTAGTAGTAATAAGACAAGACTACAGCGACCATAAGAATAGTACGTTTGCTGATTTAAAGATAGCGTTTCAAAGATTAGGCGTACCACTAAAGCAAGGTACAAACTATCCACTAGGTAACGACTTATGGATTAAGTTGCCACAAGGGAACTATGTACACTTCACTCAAATGAAAGACATAGACAAATTAAAAGGAATAAGACCACGTAATCCTGACAATCAAATTAAGATAGCGTGGTACTTTGAAATAACACAGTTTAAGGAAGAACGATATATAACAGAAGCCAACGCTTCATTTATGCGTGGAGATAAAGATTACTTCTATGCTCTATATGAATGGAATGATGCACCGAAACTATCACATTGGACGTATGAGTTTAAAGACAAGATGCAGCAACGTGATGACACTTATGTAAATAAGACTAATTACAACGATGCACCTGAATGGCAACAACGCAAGTTTCTAGGCCAAATCATATTGAATGAGATAGAACGATTAAAGACGATTGATCCTGAACAGTTTAAGTCGACATATCTAGGACATCCTGCTAATTTAAGTGGAACAGTCTATAAGCAATTTGATTTAGAAAGAAATGTTAAGCCTGCTACTAACAACTATATAGATATAACAATGGGCGTAGATGTAGGTGGTAATGATGCGACAACATTCGTAGCAAAAGGATTCACACAAGACTTTGCAGGTATGGAATCCATTCGCACAGTATTATCATAAGAACGGTGTCACAGGTGGGATTAAGAATATCAACGAATATGTGCAAGACTTCTTACAGTTTTGTGAAGAGATATATGCTATACACAAGAAGACTATCACAGTCTTTATAGATACAGCTAACCTTATGTTTATACAGTTAGTTAAAGAATACAGTTACACAGAGAAGTACAGTTATATCGTGTTAGAAAAGTTGCCGAAGATGAAGCGTGTCAAAGGTGCTAATAAGAATAAATCTATCCTACAAGGTAGAGTAGACATGAATGAGATAATGTACGGTAGTGGTTATCATACCATCGACCCAAGTTGTAAGCAGTTAATAAAAGGAACACTAGAACGAGAGTATAACAAAAAAGGCGAACCTGCTGATGATGGTAGCAGTGATGTAGATAGCATTGATGCAAGTGATTACGGTTGGTTGAAAGAGTTTGATTTCATATACGACATTATAATGAGGTGAAGGAATGAACGATAAGAAGATAAAAGATTTACAAGGGCTATTCATAAGCAGAGGATATAATCCAGTCATAGGTACTATATACCAAAAGCAAGAGTATTGGTTATCGTGGTATCGTGGTGATGTTGATGGAATCCACACAATGCAGAAGAAGAATGCAGAGGGTACATTGATAGCTATTACCAAGCCTAGTTTACAAATGGCTAAAAAGGTTGCAGAGGATTTAACGAGTTTACTATTCAATGAGAATGTAACGTTGAGTGTAAATGATAAATCAGCACAGACTATATTAGACGAGGTATTAGATAGAAATAACTTCTATGATGAAATGCCTAACTTTGTTGAACTAACAGCAGGGCCATATGGAACAGGTGTAATGATTGAGTATATAGCAGATGATATGACTATGGTTAATTATCTATTTGGTGATAAAGTATATGTCATTGATTATAACAACACCACAGCCAAAGGTGTAGCCGTAGTACAAGAGTTCCAAAAGGATAAGATGAAATACACACACATAATGTATTTAACAATGGTAGAAGGAAAATACCGTATACAACACGAAATGTATAGCACAAAAGAAGGTAACAAAGGTATTGGACATCCTGCAAGTTTAAGCGCATTATTTAGTGAAAAAGAAATGAACAAAATGAAGCACAACACAGAAGTAGATGGCGATATAGTAGTCGAATACTATACAGAGTATGACACAGACACACCACACTTCCAAGTGTTTAAGTTAGCAATAGCAAACAACTATGATGTAAAGAGTCCGTTAGGTATTAGTCAATATGCTAATGCGATTAGTACATTAGAGAATATAGATGAGAAGTATTATAGTTCACGTATGGAATCAATCAACAAGCGTGTAAGACTATTCATTGATGATGAAGCAAGTAAGTTGCAGAAGTATAAGAATCCAACAACGAATCAAATCGAGTATAAGAAGTATTTTGATCCTGATGAAACTCAATTCCAAACATTAAAAGGAATGACAGCAGATGGGCAAAAGGCTATTGAGATATTCGCACCAACGTATGAAATAGAGAAACACGACAAAGGTATCCAAGCAGAGTTAAATTACTTATCATTGAAATGTCTAGGTAGCACAGACTATTATAACTTTGAAGGTGGCGCAGTCGGTTATCAAAACGAACTCAATACCATATCAAGTAATAGCGACCTATATAGATTTAGACAAAAGCACTTAAATAAACTAGAGCAAGTGTTAGTCGGTATGATGAAGTCTATCCTATTCCTAGAGAATGATTTAGGCAACTACACAGGTAAGTTAGATTTAGAATACACAGTTCAATTTGATGATGACTTAATGACAGATGATGCAACTAAACTCGCACAATTAAGACTAGATGCGTATGATGGATATGCACCTGAATATATGTATGTTATGGCAGCGTATAAAATAGATAAGACAGCAGCATTAAAACAGTTAGCAGAAGCAGGGTCAGACTATAAAGAACCTGAACCAGTTACTCCAATCGTTCCACCAGTTGACCAAGACGATGAAGATGAGATAGATGAAGACGAAGAGTAAGATTGACCAAATCAACGATGCTTTCATAAGTATATTAGCGAAAGAAAACGCCAAAGGATACGAGAAGTATATCAAAGCAATTAACCGTGAAATGATAGATAACATTGAAACATTAGATGCAGCAAAGGTTAAGTCTATATTAAAGAACGCTGAAATAAACGTAGAAGATATAGCGCTGTTGTTCTTATTACAAAATGCTATATTGTTAATAGTAGGTAAGCGAGTAAATAAGAAACAGAAAGAAGACTTATCAGGTGTTATCTTATTACTAGGTATGTATAGTATTAAGCGCCCTGAACGATTCGTTAAGAAAATGGTTAAGATTAACAAAGGTATTAAACTAAATCCAAGAGAGCAAGAAGCAAGAGTTATATTAGATAAGTATAGAGTTGATAACAAGCCAATGTTAAATAAAGCAAAGAAACGGATTAAGATTGAACTTGACAAGTCTATTAAGAAGTCCAAGATAAGTAAACGTATGATACGAGACTTAAAGCAAGGACTAGCAGAAAATAAGAGTGCAGCAGGTATTAAGCGTAGTATGGTTCGTAAATACAATAACATCAAGAACATAGAACGCACATTAGATACTGAACTACATTCAAGCGCAGAAGCAGTACGTGAAGAATATAGTATGCGAGTTGGTATGACACGTAAGACTTGGAAAACGCAAGGAGATAGCAGAGTACGCTCAACTTGTTTCCACGATAAAGTAACTAATAAAGAGATACATATAGACAGTGTATTTCGAGCGTGTGGATTAACAGCACGTTATCCGGGTGACAATAGTCTACCGCCTAGTGATAGAATTAGGTGTAGATGTTACCTAGAATATAAATAGGTTATAAAGGGTTTGAATCCCTGAATAATAGTTGCCCAACGTATAATGGGGTATATCACTTATGATTAAATAAGGGTTGCGAGATAACCAAAACTCGGTAATAGTGGCTCACACTATTCAAAAACGGAGGTATAAGTATGTATGATTTAAAAGCAGTTATTGAAACTAACACCAAAGAAGGTGTGATTGATTTCACAGCAGTAATGGCAACACTTGATAGTGATTATGTTAATCCTATTGTTGCAAAGAAAACAGATAAGGATAAGTTATTAAGTGAAGCAGTAGCAGACGTAGTAAGTCAATTAGGCATTGAAGCTAACAGTGTAGATGACGTGAAATTGTATATTAAAAAAATGGGTGGCTCAACTGATGAAGTCAAAGAAGAGAATATCAAGATTTCTAAAGAACTTGAAAATCTAAAAACCGAATATGACAAAGAGGTTGAATCACGCATTAAGATTGAAAAAGATAACAAAGACAAATCACAATTAGCATTAGTAAAAGGTCTAGGCATTGAAGATGAAGAACAAGTTAATTTCCTTAAATGGAAGTTCACTAATCAAGTCACAGATGAAAAGACATTTGATCAAGTAGTAGCAGAGTATGCGAAAACTAACGAAATTACCACTACTACAAAAATTATTAAAGACAAATTTGGGCCACAAGGTGATGGGAAATCATTAGACATTGGGGCTGAATGGAAAGCACAAAGAGAAAGAACTAGAAAAACAAAATAAAACTATAAGGAGTTGACAATATGCCAACAGGAGCAAGAAAAATAACAGGTTATTCCGATATTTCGGAACAAGTATTATATCAAGAAAGTATCATTCAAAGTGTATCAAGACAAGACGTTATGGGTACACCAGGAACTACAGCAGTAAGTGTATATGTAAACGCATTAGCAACAGTAGCATCTTATGTACCAGGTACAGGAGTTTCTAAAACTAATGATGGTTCAGCATATGTAGTATTAGCAAACTTAACCGAAATTGGGGTAAATGAATTACTAGATGGTTACACAGTAGAAACCGCACCAGCAGATTTAGTAGCATCAAGATTTGCAGGAGCAGTAGGTGGAGTAGCAGAATCAGTAGATACAGTAGCATTAGCAGCATTAGTATCAGGTGGTACAGTAGCATTAGGTACAATTGGAACTACTGTAATAACAATTACAAACTTTGTAGTAGGAAATTATTATGAAGTAAAAGTCGCTAATAGTGCAGCGGATGCAACAGTAATCGGTTGTACTACTGCAACAGCCATCGTAGGCGAAGTATTCAAAGCCTTAACTGATGGTACAGGATTAACAGCGTTGACAGCATATGCAGTAGATGCACCAATAGATACAACTATCTACTATGATGTATTGCAAGTTAAAAGAGCATTAGATGAAGCAAAAGCACCGAGAGCAATGCGTAGTTTAATTATTAATCCTGAAATGGAAGCATTGTTATTAGATACTGATTCTAAATTAGTATTGAATACAGATCGCGGAGATAGAATTTTAATGGATGGTTGGATTGGTAGAGTAGCAGGATTTGATGTATACTCAACTACTTTAATGCCATCTACAACTAACTTTATCGGTATGCAAGAACGTGGATTCGCATTCAAATATAACTGGAAAATCGAGCCTAGATTACAAAGCCTTGATGGTTCAGGACAATTTATTGGGGATTCAGCAATTCAAGCAAGATTCGCATATAACTATGGAGCAGTAAGAGCTACATTGATTCAAATCAATAGCGCAAATTCATTATAAGAAAACAGCATAAAATAAAATAGCCCTATGATTATAAAGTTGTAGGGCTTTATTTTTAAAAAAGAGGTGAAAGTATGGCAATAGAAAATGATAAATATATGGAGTATAGTTTAGCAAAACACTCATATACATTCACAAATGTGTTAATACAAGATAAGTTAAATATTAATTTAGCTGTTCGTTTAAATGGCGATGATGAAGCTGATATTTTTCGTGAGGATGTAATGTATTTCATACAAGACTACTGTATCAATTACGGTGGAACATGGGATAATCTTAAAAAGAAACAGTTAATAGCTGAAATGATATTCCTTAATGGTAACGGTGAACGTGAAGCAATTCAACGAGCGTATGTAGAATTTGTAAGATATGCACTAAATGATGAAGGCGATATGCTAGGATTGCAAACAGGTGTTGATATTAAGAAAAATATAGTAGTTGCATTAGATGTGTTGCGTGGTGATAGAGAGTTGTCATCAAGATTACATAGAATATTACGCAATAGTAACATCTTATTTGAAGGTCAATTCTCATTCAATGCTGAAACAGACTACACATATGGAACTGATTACTAATGAGAGAAAGCAACCAATATCATAAAGAGATAGTTCAATATGAGAAAGCAGATGGCACAACAGGTTGGAGTGGAATTAAAATTCCGTTTGAAGCAGACTTCTATGGTGATGAAGTACGCAAGGCTAGTCAAAATCTATTTAAAGGCTTTGAATTTACCGCAACAGCGACTTATCTAATCACAGAAGATAAAATAGCAGCGAACATTGAACCTACGTTAGACAGAGTATATGTAGAAAACGAAGCAAGTATATGTAATCGAATCACATCACAAATTGTTCATAAACTAGGCAAAGGTAGAGATAAGCAACGTAAGCGTGTATATCTTATCGAGTTAGAAACTGAATGATAATAGACTTAACTGAAAAAGGTTATCGCATAGCACAAGACATAGCACCTAAAGATACATTGAATTTGGTGTTAAACGCAATGAGATGGACTGCATCAGAGAAAGTTGGAGAGATTACATATGATTCAAGTCTTGCACCTTATGTTGATTACCTAGAAGATGGTACGAAAAACTATGATAGCGCAAAAGGATTCATAGCAGTTGACACAGTAGACGCAATTAAGTCTATGATATATTCTAGTATGAACGGACAATTTGATCAAGACTACGGACAACAGTATGATGCAGCAAGTGATTTAAAACCAACGCAACGCACAAACGCAAGATTCTTAAAAGCAATAGGAGGTGAGGCTCTTGTTTCAAAATGATTTATGGACGTATTTATTAGCAACATGGAATTTGAACACACAAGATTTAGTAGGTAAAGGTGAATATAGATTTAGTTTAGACAATGGTAAGTTTGTTATTCAGTCGCAAGTCGCAGGAACGTATAGGCTTGAAGACACTGAATATATCCCTATGCAAGTAACAGACTGGGGTAATTCAACTCAACAACCATATACATCTATCGACTTACAAGATTTAGCAATACCATTAGACATAGCGTGATGGTAAGTTTGTTATTCAGTCGCAAGTTGCAGGAACGTATAGGCTTGAAGACACTGAATATATCCCTATGCAAGTTACAGATTGGGGTAACTCAACTCAACAACCATATACATCTATCGACTTACAAGATTTAGCAATACCATTAGATATAGCGTGTAGAAATACACAACAAACAGAATGTGAAACAGCAATCGAAGAATTTAGAACAGCACTACAAGGTATTCAAGCAACAGTCGGTGGATATAATGTAGGATTTAGAATATCACAACCGAGTGACCCTACAAGTTCTATTAAACACGCAGGGTATCATTGGATTACATATCGTGTGATAGTAATGTTAAGCGCAGGAGTTGGGATTACATATGGTAATGGTATATTAAGCACATTGCAAATGAAAATCAACGGTGGCACATTACGAGATATAGTAGTAAGTGATTTAACAATAACTACCGCAGCAACGAACAATCCAAGTAATAGATTAGGTATCACAAAGATATCAAACAATCAATGGACTCAACAAATAGACTTCACAGTCTTTTATGATGCAGACGTTGATATTTTAGCGAGTTTCTTAAATTGGCTATGGCAGACAGCAACACTAGGGCAGCAATACGATATAGCGGTGAAGTATAGCGCAACAATTACAAAGACTAATACATATCAGATAACTAATATGCAACAAGCACTATCATACGGTACACCAGTAGGATTTGTTGTAACGATGGTAACAAGTTTATGAGTGTTCATGTAATACGATTAGAGCAAGGTGTAGCATCACAACCTGCACAGCCGAATCAAAATCCAAGTATCGCACAAAGCCCAACACAAGCAAAAGGACAATCACCTGTAGGTGTAGCATTAAAGTCAGCCGCATTTATTCAATCAGCTAAACAAATTTCAAGCGGAGTTATAGGCAACATAGGATTTGCAACAGGTGACTATGAGTTACAAGAGAAAGTAGAAGCGGTTGTTAAGTTAGCAGCAATCGGTGTAGGATTAGTTGCAGCACCAGTCGCAGCAGCATCAGCATTGATTATATCAACTGGATTTGAAATATACAAAGTTAATTTAACACAATCACGTAATCAATACAAGCAACAACAAGCCCAAATCTTAACAGGTAAAATAATGGCGAATAGTGGGGTGTATGTATGAGTAGAGTTATCACATTAAATAGTGTAGTAGTTGAAGAAGAAAATGAAATCATTGAACACTTTACACGCAACGATGAACTAGAGAGCGTAGATATTACGCTTAAAAATATCACACAACTAGAGCCATATGATATGGGATTACAATGTACTATCGTAGAAGATGGTAACACAGATTATTATATCACAGGTGCAGACGAAGTAGTCCGTACCGCAATAGGCTATTATAATCACCGTATTACGTTAATAGAAGCATATAAGATATTCGAGCGAGAGATTACCGCAAGTTTACAATATACACAAGCATTAGACACAACGACTTATACTTGTTTAGATGTAATTGATCGTGGCTTGAAATTACTTAACATAGAAAAGACAAGTGATTTAGGCGGTACACGACAATATGATATTAGCGGATTAGGTGCTAGAGATGCGAATGACAATTATGTAGTTGTTAATTTAAGTGGATTAGCACTGGCATTATATGGTAAGAAAGCACCTGAAATTAAATATAATATACCAAGTTTAAGAGAACAGTTTGATGAAGTCTTTTTATTATTTGATGGTAGACCAACACTCGAAAATTTCACAACAATCAACATCAAGTATTACAATGAAGATAGAAACGAAATTGTTATAACAACAGTAGATGAAATAACAGGACACCAAGACATAGAGAAGAACGCACAGAAATTTGACATCTATATGGAAAACGCAGTAAGTGAGAACAACGTAAACAAACAAGCAAGAGTCTACCC